GTTGTTAAAGATGGAAGCAGTTGGAGATTACATTGCCGACCAGCTGGGCATACCAGCAAAATTACGAACAACGCCCGAAGAGCGCGAAGCTATGAAAGAAGAAATGATGCAAGCAGCTCAAATGGCAATGCAAGCACAAGGAATGCAAGCCCCTGGGCAAGAAGTTGAGGGAGCGCCCGTATGAACCAAGCAGATAGAATACGAAGTATAAATGCTATTGGCTGGGATGGCGTAAACGCGGAAAATCAACCAATAAAATTAACAAACCAAGATTTACAAAAAGAATTAGATATTCAATTTAAAAGATGTTTTGGCTCTGAGTCAGGGCAAAAAGTTTTAGAGCATTTAGTAAATATTACAATTAACCAACCAGCTTGGGTGCCAGGCGCGGATGCATCTTTTGGATATGCGCGTGAGGGGCAAAACTCACTGGTTAGAGAAATACAGCAAAGGATAAGGAGAGCAGATGGCGAATGACGATAACCAACAGGCAACGGAAGCAGCAGAACAGGCAGCTCCAGATGGTTTGATGGCCGAAACAGCGTTAGCAGAAGAAACAGAAAGCGAAATACCGCACAAAGCAGAAGACGTTAAGGCCGAAGAGGAAGTTGAACAGGAAAAACTAGAGCGGCCAGAATGGTTGCCTGAGAAGTTTTGGGATGAAAAAGAAGGCCCCGAACTTGAAAAAATGGCAAAAAGCTATGATGAATTGCAAAAACAATTTTCTCAAGGCAAACATAAAGCGCCAGAAAAATACGATACAAGTGTTGTTGAGGAATCTGGATACGAAACAGATGACCCTATTGTTTCAAGCACTCTTGATTGGGCTAAGAAATATAACATTAACCAGGCAGCCTTTGACGAACTTGTTGGCTCGGTTACATCTCTTGGCAATGAAAACTCTAAGCAAGCAGCTGCTGATTATGAAACTGAAAGGGCTGCACTAGGTCCCAATGCTGACGCAATTATAAAATCAAATATTGATTGGTCAGACGGCTTAGAGCGCAAAGGTATTATTTCAGAGCAAGAGCGCGAAGAATTAAATGATTGGGGCGGTACAGCTCTAGGTCAAAGACTTATGCAAAAAGTGCGTGGCATGACAGGCGATATGTCAAAGATACCACTAGCTGATGTTGCAGAAGCTGGTCAAAGTGAAAGTGATTTCAAAGCAGAAACGCAGTCACTTATGGCTGACCCACGTTACGGAAGTGACCCTAAATTTACGCGAGAAGTAGAAAATAGGTTTACAAAAAGATATAAGTAATTGTACAAAATCAAAACGTAACAATTAATTTCTTTACAAATTGTATTTTGTAATGCTAAAAAAGCATAACGGATAACCATCTGGCCCGTCTATAATTGACGTGCCGCGACGTTTCGCGGAAGCCGATGGCCGAAATCTTCGATAACTTGAGGCGAAAAATAGCTTTAACTTAACTGGAGGTTTCTCAAATGAGTACCAATCTATCCCCAGCATTCGTTGAACTTTTTGAAGCTGAAGTACATCAGGCTTATCAGGCCGCCGCTACACTTCGCGGAGTTTGCAGAATGCGTTCAGGTGTTGTTGGAGACACCGTAAAATTTCCAAAAGTGGGCAAAGGCCAAGCCTCAGTCCGTACACCACAAACAGATGTAGTGCCAATTAATGCTGCATTTAGTCAAGTTTCTGTCACACTTACAGATTATATCGCAGCTGAATATTCAGACATATTCAATCAAGCTAAGATTAATTTTGATGAGCGCCAGGAGCTTGCACAAGTTGTGGGCAATGCAATTGGACGTCGAGAAGACCAAATTATTATCGACGCTTTAAATGCAGCATCAGCTGGTTCTTCTGTTGCAAAAACAGTTGTAACATCTGGTTCAGCAGCTAACTCTGACCTTAATGTTGGTAAAATTATTGCAGCTAAAAAAGCTTTAGATGCAAAAAATGTTCCACCAACGGATAGGCATTTTATCATTCACGCAAATAACCTAGCTGGCTTGCTTGGTGATGAACGTGCAGTTAGTGGTGACTATCAGACACTACAAGCTCTTGTTGGCGGCCAAATCAATACAATGATGGGTTTCCAATTCCATGTCGTCGGCGATAGAGATGAGGGCGGCTTGCCAATCTCTTCTGGAGACCGAACAACTTTTGCGTTTCATAAAAGCGCTGTTGGTTGTGCTGTTGGTATCGCTCCTAAAACAGAAGTTAACTACGTACCTGAGAAAACGTCATTCCTCGTGAGTGCAATGCTTTCAATGGGCGCTGGTGCAATTGATGTTGACGGAATCGTTGACGTCGTTTGTGACGAATAATCTTAGAAAGGAGATTTAGCAATGGCATTTTCTAGAGCTGGATGGAACGCGATGGGCGGTCAATCCATGAAAGGTTCAGCACCAGCGATGTGGAGTTACACATCAACTGATGCAAAAACCGATATCGACGGAGCTGGTTATTTTAACGATGTTTCCGACGATGTAACCGTGGGTGATATTATTTACTCATGGGCATCAACAGGTGGAACCGCGACAGCATGTTGGCACGTCGTCGTTTCAAACGCTTCTGGCGTGGTTGATGTAGGTGACGGTGTAACAATCGCCGTAACCGACAGCGATTAATAAATGAAGGGGGCGGTTCGCCGCCCCTTTTCTTTATAGGAGAAAAATATGGCAAGTGGTGATACGAATGTTGGTATTTGTAATAAAGCTCTAATCCTTTTAGGCAGCGACACAATAACCAGTTTTTCTGATGGTTCGGCGGCTGGAACCGCGTGTAACACAATTTATGATGAAGTTAAATTAAGCACTATGGGCATGTACCCCTGGAGCTTTACAGTTAAAAAAGCAGAACTTTCTAAAGAAAGCGCTACACCAGCGAGCGAATGGTCATATCAATTTACGCTACCCTCTGACATGTTAAACGGAGTGCCACGGGCAGTTCGAACATCTGGGTCAGCTGGCGCTGGGTTATATAAAAATTGGGAGATTGGGCAAAGTGCAGCTGGCACAACCGTGTTGTTTGCTGAATCAACAACAATACACATTGATTATCAAAAAGCTGTGGCTGAGGGCACAATGCCTACATATTTTGTAACATTGTTAACTTATCAAATGGCCTGGCATCTTGCTCAAATCATTACTGAGCAAATGAATAAAGCAGAATTTTGGCGTACAACTTCTTTGGGTACACCAGCTGAAGGATTGCGCGGTGGATATTTTAGACAAGCAGTTTCTATGGACGCAGCTGGTCAAACCCCAAGTGTGATTTCAGATTATTTATTAACGGACATTAGATGACCAGTGTTCAACAATACCAAGCAAATTTTACAATAGGTGAGATAGACCCGTTATTGCGTGGCCGCATTGACCTAGAGCAATACTATGCTTCTGTCGCAACAGCTGACAATGTTATATTTGAACCCCAAGGCGGTGTTTCTCGACGCCCTGGATTAAAGTTTGTTTATGATGCCACAGGAGATGGGTCTGAAAATGGCGTTTATTTAATTCCATTTGAATTTTCAACAAGCCAACATTTTATGATATTGGCAACCGTAAAAACCGCAGCGTCAACAATAAGGTTTCAGTTTTTTAGCGGCAACCAAAGAATAGAAAATCTTAATGGCGGCTCACAAGATTCTGTTGATTATAACGTGGGCACTTTATATTCAGCTTCAACAATAGACATTTCTAAGCTTTATTTTACGCAGAGCGCAGATACATTAATCTGTACCCATGAAAATTTTGTGCCTTTTAAGATTGTAAGGGGTGCAAACAATCAAACTTGGACAGTTAGCGCTCTATCACTCATTATGCCTTCAATCGCATACACACTTCAAATTACTAATCCTTCTGCCACAATAACGCCTGATGCAGTAAGTGGGTCAGTTACAATTACGGCAAGTGCTGGTGTGTTTTCTACTGCAAATGTTAATCAATTTATTAATGTTACCAATGATTTTGGACGCGCTAAAATAGTTGAATATGTCAGCTCTACTGTCGTTAAGGTTACAACTGAAATACCATTTTATGAAAAAGACGTGGCAATCGCGGCAAACGATTGGGAGTTGGAATCTGGTTATGAAAATGCCTGGTCTAACGCTAAAGGTTGGCCGCGAACCTGTACTTTTCACGAAGGACGGCTGTATTTTGGTGGTTCAGCTTTAAAACCAGATACTCTGTTTGGCTCAAAAGTTGGAGACTTTTTTAATTTTAAAATAGCTGAAGGATTAGATGACGATGCAATTGTAGCAACTTTGTCTACAGATAGTTTAAACGCAATCACTGCCCTTCGCTCTGGGCGAGATTTGCAAATATTTACAAGTTCCGCAGAGTTTTTTATTCCCCAGGGGGATTTAAGCCCAATAACGCCGTCAAATATTGTCGTAAAATCTGCGACCCGACGAGGGCATAAGTTTGGAACACGCCCCCAGGCAGCCGAAGGTGGAACGTTATTTATCCAGCGTTCTGGCAAAGCACTTCGAGAAATGTTATTTTCGGACGTTGAGTTAAGTTATGTTTCTAATAATATCTCTCTGCTCAGCTCACATATGATTGTTGACCCCACTAAGATTGCGCTTAGGCCGTCCACTGACACGACAGACGGTGATTTGCTGCTGATTGTTAATGGATTGAACTCAACGGGCTACAGAGCAGCTTCTACGGGCTTTGTAGGCACTATAACGGCATTTATGTTAAATAGACCCCAACAAATTGTTGCGCCCTCTACGTTTACGACTGACGGTGACTTTATAGACGTAGCTGTTGACCTGGATACAATTTACACTGTTGTAAAACGCACAATTGGCGGTGCAGTTAAATATTATGTGGAAATCTTTGACGATGACCGAACAACGGATTGCGGCATTCAATATTACGATAATCCTGTAGCGCCTGACCAAGCCAAGCCATCAAACACAACGGCAAGTGGATTAGCGCATTTAAACGGCAAAACTGTAAAAATTATTAGAGATGATATTGTTGATACAGACAGAACAGTTGCCAGCGGTGCAGTAACTTTAGGCGGTGTGCCAACGACATATGCAGAAGTTGGATTAAATTACACAGTCACGATTAAAACAAATCCGTTTGAACCAAGGTTGCCAGGCGGCAGCTCTCAAAGCAACAAACGTCGCATTATGGAAATCACACCGATTTTATACAAAAGTCAAAACATTACGATAAATTCACGCAGCATTTCATTAGACACCCTACCCCTTTCTGGAAGTGGCGCAGTTCCAACTTTCACGGGACCAAAAAAGACACAAGGGTTTTTGGGATATGACAGAGATGCACAAATAACCATCAGCCAAGACAAGCCAGTATTCTTTACCGTCTTGGCTCTCGATTACAAGGTAGCATTATAATGGCCGCAATACTTCCGTTTTTAAAATACGCTGGGCAAGCTATGAGCTTTGTTACAACAATTGCACAGGCTTCAGCTGAATCAGGCAGATTAAGACAGCAAGCTTACGATGCAAAATTAAAAGGACGCTCTGACGCCCTCGCTTATACGCGAGAAGGTACAGAAAAATTACGTGAATTACGTTTGTCTATTGCTGCAAATCTAGCTCGCGGTGCAGCTGGTAATCTTGACCCATTTGCTGCTGGTGAGACATTTGCAATGCTAAACGTTAATAATTTAAAGCAAGGCGCGTCTGACCAATATATGGCCCGCGATAATGCGGAGCTTTCTGTTTTAATTTCAGAGCAACAAGCTGAACAATATAATGACGCGGCGGCAACCACTATGCAGTTTGGATATTTAAGTGCGGCAACTGACGCCACAAAATCTGCAATAAAAATGTCAAAGATTGAGAAGGAAAGCTGATGGCTGAAAGAAATGTTGTATATCAGCGCAACAGACGCTCATTAAATATACCTCAAGTTGATTATACTAATGCAAAGGCAGTAGCGGCTGGTAACTCTATGCTTAACCAGAGCATTAACCGTCTTACAGCATTTATGGAAAGTCAGGCAGAAATTACAGCACAAATTGAGGGCGCTGAATATGGAGCCGCAAACTCTCCAACGCTAGAGCAAATAGAAACTTCTCTAAAGACTGGCGAAGACTTAGAACTGCCAGGTAATAAAAGAGGTTCAGTCTTTGAACGAGCTGCGCGTAATGCAACAATGGAAATTCTACATGATGAATTAACGTTTAAAGCGCGCTCAGAAATAATAGCTGCCAGTATTGATGGTAAAGAAAATAATCTAACACCTGTCGAAATGCGTGAGAAATTTGACGCTATTATGAGCGGTTACGCTGCTACATTAGATATTGAAGAGCCAAAATTTGCAAAGCGATTACGCGCACAAATAGGTGTGTTTTCTAATGCAGAATACAAAAGCTATACCAATGATTATGTCACTAAAATAAAAAAACAAAAACAATCACAAGTTTTAGCTAGCATTCAAATATCATTAAATGAAGTTTTGCCAAAACTTATTGAAGCTGGGGTTTCAACTCAATCTGCAAGTACGTCAGAAAATTCGGTGGCAACTACAGAAATAATACGGTCTGAAAAACTACAATTAGTTTTAAGATTACAAAAGGCTGAATTTTCAGCGCCAAAAATAAAAGAAATTTTAGATGAATTTGATGCTGCCGTAGTTTCTTCAGCAAAAGACACTGTTAGTAATTTTATTTTACAATCTGAGAACTCAACAAATGCAACAGAACGCTATCGACAATTAATTGAAAATAAAGGTTTACCAGGCAATATAGATGCCGCATTAGAACTTTTACCAGCTAGTGAAAGAGATAAGGTAAATGAATTGGCGCTAGACGCTGTAAATGACTTTATTACAATAGAAGGTCAAAGAATAACTATTGAAGAGCGAAGAGAAAAACTTGCAAAAGAACAATTTCAACGGAAAAAAAATGAAGCTTTAATTTTACAAACTAAAGATTTTGAAGATGGAAGTGCGGCTCTTGACAAATTAATTGAAGACGCAACTGGCGTTGCATATGTCGAAGAAGATTTAGCCGAATTAGCTGCATCAAAACCAAAATTAGGAAATATTCGGATTCCGAATGTAAGTAATGAAGATACATTATTTAATTTTGCTAATGACTTAAATCAAAATGACCCACAATTAAACATAGGACACGTTACAAAAGCTTTTCAAAACGGTGAATTAACAAGGGCTGATTTTATTGATTATTCAAATAAGTATGTAGGGCGATTAGATACAGATATAAAAGATATTTTAAGAGATGCTAAAACAGAATTAAAAATTCCAGAAGGATTTATAGTTAATCCTAATGAAGATAATGAGCGTGTTAACGCATTAAACGCATTAGACAATGCCTTAAACCGCGCTAAAAGAGCTGGCGGTTCAGAGTTCGACCCTTTTGTTTGGTACGCAGAAAACAAAGATACGTACATTTTGAGTGCTGAGACTAAAATTTATAATGATAATAAAAATTT